AAAGGTTTAAAGGTATGAGCTTTGGCATCCTGCCTACTACAACCTATTATATCTGCAGTATTTTGGTGAACATCTACACCATTCTCAATATCTTTCATTCCCTGTTTATCTTGTGCTAAAAAAACTGCAGTTCTAAATTCTAACTGCGAGAAGTCTACTTCAAAGATACTTCCGTTTTCAAATCTAGATATGATTACACTTTTAATACCACCGTCTCTTGGTAAGTTTTGAAAGTTAGGTTCAGACGAAGATAGTCTGCCTGTGGTTGTAGAAGTTTGATTGTATGACGGATGTAATAACCCTGTGTTATACCTTACATTATCTTTTAATGCAGGAACAAAAGTATTTAATAGTTTACCCACTGCACTATATTTAATTAAGTTATCTGCAAATATTTTTAATTTACCTTTACTAAACTCAGATATTTTAAGTAAAGTATGAGTATCAACCTTAAAACCATTTATAGTTGCATCCTCAAAAGAGTATGGTTTATATTTAAATCCTGCAGGAACTTCAGTTTCAATGTATGTGGTTCCCTGTCCCTTACAGTCTTTACACTTTAGGGGCCTAATTCTTTTCGTGCCATCCTTCTTTAGTAAGTTTTCATAGCCTGTAGAATGACACTTAGAACAGGGGCTACCTATTAATTTATAAATAGGGTCTGTATACTTTTTTATGTATTCTCTAAACTCTGAATCTTTATATCTTGTTCTTTTGTTTTGTTTTCCATTTGTAGTTCCTATGTTAAATATTTCTTTCCATATATTTTTATCTTGTAATTTTCTAGAATAAATTATTTTAGATAAATCCTCGCCACTAGATAGATTGTATACGCCATCACCCATGACTTCTTTCACGGTGTTGTCTACTGTTTTTTTTAAATCGTAATATTCTTTGGTAAGATTTTTTTCTACATTATTTAGTTTATTAACATTAATACAATTACCATTTAATTCTATGTCAATTAAAACTCTAAGAAAATCATTTGTCATATCCCTAATTTTAATTAAATTTTTAAATTTTTGTTTGTACTCTGCTATCTGACTTTTATAAAGTTGATAAGTTATTTTTACATCTTGTCTTCCATACTCTTCTAAATGTTCTATAGGTATCTCATCAACATTATAATTATTATCAATGTATCTTTTTAAACTATCGAATTTATGAGAGAGATTTCTTCTTTTACAACACTCTTTTAAGGATAAAGATAGTCTTGTCTTACCACTAAAAGGATGTCCTCTAAAACTTATGTACTCAGCTAACATGGTATCGTACAACTTACCATTATATTTAAAACCAAAGTGATACATCCAAGTCATGTCAAACTTTAAGTTATGACCTACAATTAATTTAGCGTCATCTAATAATTTTTGTATCTTATTAAATGTTTCTTGGTGTGTAGATTCGTCTATGCTTTGATGATAAAAGAAAAAGTATTTACTATTAATACCAACTGATACTAATTTATTATTTAGATTATAAGGTGTGTTATCACCATCAGTGAATGTTGTTTCTACATCTAATATTAATATCATGAATACCTAGATAATGTATGCTCTAGTTCACAATTAATATCTGCATGGTCGCCTGTCAACTTGTTTTTAGATAAATATAAATGTCTTTCGTATTCTTCTACTGATTCTCTTGGTTTACCAATACCAATAATTAAATCTGCCTCTCCTGCCTTGCCTGTTCTAGAATTATCTAGCCAATTAAAATCTACTCGTTGTTGATTGTGAGCGTCTGCGTTTGCTTGACTAACTCCAATAACTAAAATGTTTTTTCTCTTAGCTAACTCTCTTGCTTGTTTATATATTTCTTTTAACTTCTCATGCTGTTTATCAAATTTTTCTCTAATGTTTACTTTATCTAGTTGGTCTATGATAACTATATCAACTTCATTTTCATCACAATAATTATTTAAGTCATGCATGTTTATACCAACACAATCATAAACAAATACATTATCTTTAACTGTGCTCCACTCGGCTCTTACTTGATTTATTTTTTCTTTTATTTCAAACTTAGGTACGCCAGTCCAACAAGAAACTAATCTTAAAAAAGTTTTCTTTGCAGGTTCTTCGTTAATAAACGCATGACATTTTTTACCTTGCTCTGCAAAACCATTTTTATTCGCAACTAAACTAATCCAAAAAGCAGATTTACCCGCCTCTGGTCTAGCAAATATAATTATAAAATTACCACCACCAATACCCTTTGTTGCATTCTGTAAACTAGGTATGTTAAATTTAATACTACCCTCTTCTTCTTCCTCTTCTATTAATCGTAAAGGGTCAACATCAACTCTATCCATTTTACTTTCGTATTCTTTTTCAACATCATTTATATTTTTTACAAAAGTTTTTATCTCAGAAAAGTCATATTTTTCGGGGTTATTTACAAGTGCAAAACTTTTTTTAGTAAGTTCTTCTGCTTTATTTTTTTTTAAAGTTAGTTGTAAAATGTATTCAACTGTTTTGTTATTTAGTTCTTTTACTTTATCTAAATCAAATATTATTTTTTTATCACTAGATAATTGTTGATGACCCATGCGAGAGCCATAGTGTTTTTCATAAACATCAACTAAAAATTCTGTAGAAATATAATTTAATTCTTTATCATTCTCATAAATACTATTTACAGTTTTATAAATATTATGATTGTATAAACTTCCTAAATTATATTTTTTAAATTTTTCATAGAACTCTCTTGTCAGTAAAGACTTTAATAAATATTTACGAATGTTTCCGTCTGCCTCAGTCAAGGCGACCTTCCTGTTTTCTAACATATGTTAGATTATTGATTGTGTTCTTCAGCCATTTTGTCAACTTGCTCGGCTTCTTTTCTTCTCAGAATAATATCTATGATATCTACAAACTCGCCGTGTTGACCTATTAACTTTACAAAGTTTTGGTATTCTTCATCTGTCATGGCAAACCTTAACTTAGGACTTAATCCCAAAGGCTCATCATAAGTTCTTATAATTATAATATCTTCTTGTTTTTTTGGTTGATACTTTTTTATTATGTCCTCACAAGTTTCGGCACTAATTCTTTGTATGTAGTATTTATTCATCTTTTAACTCCTTTAATCTTTTGTCCATTTCAATTTTTATTTGTTCTAACCTATCTATAGATTCCATTTCTTCTATTAATATTTCTTCATTAACAGGAATAGAATTAAGTGGTCTATTAGCTTGAGCAGTTTCATACTCATCAGAACTCTCAAGGGATGACGAAGAAACCTTAAAAGTTTTAAACGAGTATGAACATCCACTCAATAATAATAATACTAATAATATTTTCATAGTCAATAGCTCCTTGTCTTAAAATATTCTTTTGTTTTTTTTATTTGTTTTTCGTAATACATTTTCTCAAAAATTTTTTTATAAACCTTTGCAGTTCCTTGTGAATCATACAATATATCTTTTTTCTTAATTAAGCTAGTGCACTCCAAGTAAATATATCTTTTGATTTCTAATTTATATTTTACCTCGTCTTTAACTTTAACCTCCACGATAGGAATAAAATCGTGGGGGTGTTTATGTACAAAGTCGTAATACTTAACTGCTCCCCCTCTTTTGTTTGTCATCTCTTCTTTCTTCTTCTTGCAGCTCTTCTTTTCTTACTACCTACTTTTCTACGACCTTTATGTCTTTTCTTTTTTAATATGCTACCCATTTATAATCCTGTCACCATGTAGAATAACATAAAAAAAATTAGAAATATAGTCGCCATTAACGCTAAGAAATTAAATTGCATATCTTATCTTTCCATCCTTTCATTTCTTCGTTAGTAAAATTTTTTAAATCTTTCTCTATCATCCATATATAAGTTTTAATCTTATCATCTAATTTATCTTTTAAATCCATAGATTTTTTTGTTGCGTCAAAGTCTAAACAAACAACAACTGAATCTACTGCATTGACTATGTGTTGGATAGATTCATCTTTTAGATTAGTTCCCATTAAGGATATCCCTGTAAACCCACTTTTCATTTCTACTGCACAAGCACTTACACAATCTTCTACTATGATTCCCACTTGTCTATTACTTCCTGTTATAAAAGGAACATTAGACTTACCATACCTAAACCATTTTGAATCAGAATGTCCTTGTGCTCTTCCGGTAGCGTCAACAACTTGTCCTTCGTGTTCTACTAAAAATACAACTCTATCTTGTTCTACATCATACATTATTCTAGCACTTGTATTTATAATATCGTAAGTGTTTAAGTACGCCCTAGCTTTGGGATGTACTAAAGGATTCATAAAAGTTTTTGGAACAACAAACTTATGATTATGTAATTGTTTTTTTTGAGATATAAAATTTTCTACATCTTCTTTTGAGAAGTTATTACTATACCTACCCTTTGAGGTACAGTTAGCAGAAAAACATTTCCAAACTAAATCACCTTCTTTAATATTCACATTAAAACATCTTCTATGTAAACAAAAAGGACAGTCACCATTACTAATGGCTCCTTCTGTATTAAATATTTCTTGGACTATATCCAACTGATATTTATAATTCATTTGACAAATTCAATATATATGGTAGCATCTAGTTGTCAGCGCCCCCCCATATACATAACTAAAACTAGCCCGACACATAAACAAATTAAAAGAAAAATTGTTATACCTGTAAAAATATCCATACTACCAAGAACCTGAATCTTTATCGTCATCATCTTTCTCTGCAGTCATAAGCACATAAAAGAATACAAACAATAAAATTAAAACACAAATTACTATTATACTTATACTTCCCATATCTTCTCTGCGTCTTCTCTATCTGTTAGTACACTAATTATTTTTCTATCTATTTCTGTTTCCATTAATGAAGTTGATACTCCTTCTAATAAATATTTTTCCTCTGCGTCTTGTACTGATTCAGCGTCAACAATATATTTCTTTGTATAGCTTACATTAACTCTTACTATATATTTAGTTTTCATCCTCATCCTCACTATCAGGTATCACAAAAGTATAACCCACTATACCCTCATCCACCCTATTTCTGTACCATTGAACAGGGCATTGGTCTAGCCAATCAAAAAATTCATCAGGCATATCTGTCATTTTATCTGTCATTAAAACCTCACATCCTTTATCTTGTTCCACCAAGGAACTTCTATACTGTCTATCCACATCTTTATTTGATTATCTATATCTTCTGAATCAAATCCTACTAAATCAAAAGCTATCTCATCTTTTCTATCCACAGATAATTTATAAGCACAACCTTTAGTCATCTTACCTTCACTTACTTTGTCTTCTATTTCGTGCATAAACTCCTCTGCTTTTTCTTGTAAATGATTTTTAACTTTACCCATTGTTATTCTCTTTTTCTTTATCTGCACACTCATCACAAACTAATCTGTCATCATGTGTACTTTCTAAATCTACATATGTCATACTCGGTGTTGGTTCTACTTTATCACAAATATAACAAATATCTTTTGCTTCTCTCATGTATTAATCCTTTCTGTATCTAACCTATGTTAGAACATAACATCTGCTTTGTCAAATTAGCAAAAATCTAAGCCTTGTATTTTATGTATAGATATTGATTTATAATTTAAGAGGAGGTGAAATCATGAATGCATTTGGTATTACTAAAAAATCTATCAGCTTTTTTGTTAATATGTTTAACATCAATCATGTTGATGAAGACAATATCAGCAGATATGTTGAAGTCGAATACAAGCCAGATGATTGGGAGTGGGCTAAAGGTCAATTCAAAGCTAAGAATCTTAAAAAAGTAGCTTAACCCTAAAATTTATTCTGTTTTAAGAGGCATACAAGGGGGTTCTAAAAACCCTCGTGTGTGTTCTATTACCATATATCATCATACTTACTTTGTATTTTTTCATAGTCAAGAACACCGTTAAAATGCTTGAATTTATTGACTTTTTTTGATGTTATAGTCTTTATTATCTTTTTTAAAAAATTATTTATAAAAATTTTCATTAATGTTTCGTTGGTTCGTCAGTATCGAAGTCCGGTATGAATGTAATTGATGATTCAGTTAATTTTTCGTACCCCTTCTTTGTAATACGAAAATAAGAGGAGCCATTGGACTTGACTTTTTCTAAGAATCCTTGCTCTATTAATTCTTTTATATCATCTTCAACTGATGAGACTTTGTTGTAATCTTTCGATTTCTTTTTCGACATCTTTTAAATCTGTTCCTTCTAATAGATGTATCAAGTCTTGACTAACTTGTCTAACAATTATTTCAGCTTCTTTTATTCGCCACTCACTTATGTTTGTTTTATTATATC